GTCGATGCCCTCACGGATGAGAAAGAGAAGCTGGAAGGCTCCGTGGAGGAGCTGGACAAAGTGATCAAAGACCTTGAGGCGGAGCTTGACGCCGTCGAGAAGGAGCAGAACACGGAGCCGCAGCCGCAGCCGCAGCCCGAGGTTCAGCCGGAAGAAAGGAGCATGAAACGTATGAATGCACTGACCATGACCAAGCGCGACCGTCTGGCCGCCATCGTCACCCGCGATGATGCCAAGGCCTTCCTGGCCGAGGTCCGCACCGCCATCCGCGAAAAGCGCGCCATCACCAATGCGGGCCTGCTGGTGCCGGAAGTGATGCTGGGCCTGATCCGCGAGAATATCGAGGATTACTCCAAGCTTTACCGCCACGTCACCGTCCGCCAGATCGGCGGCACCGGCCGTCAGCTGGTGATGGGCGCCGTGCCGGAGGCCATCTGGACGGACTGCTGCGCCAACCTGAACGAGCTCACGATCGCGTTCAATGATCTGGAGCTGGACTGCTTCAAGGTTGGCGGCTATTTCGCCGTTTGCAACGCGACCCTGGAAGACAGCGACATTGCCCTTGCTGCCGAGCTGCTGACCGCCCTGGGTCAGGCCATCGGTCTGGCGCTGGACAAGGCCATCCTGTATGGCCGCAACGCTGCCGGAACCCAGAAGATGCCGCAGGGCGTTGTTTCCCGTCTGGTGCAGACCGAAGCGCCCACCGGCTATCCGGCCACCGCGCGCGCCTGGGCTGACCTGCACACCACCAACGTGATCACCATCCCGGCGGCCACCACCGGCGCGGATCTGATCGCAGCCATCGTCACCGCCTCCGGCGCCATGAAGGGCAAGTATGCCCGCGGCGAAAAGGTGTGGGCGATGAATGAAACCACGTACACCGCCCTGATGGCGGCCACCGTTGGCGTGGATGCCGCGGGCCGCATCGTGGCCGGCATGGCGGACGTGATGCCCGTGGTTGGCGGCGCCATCGAGGTGCTGTCCTTCATTCCGGATAACGTCATCATCGGCGGCTACTTCGATCTGTACATCCTGGCCGAGCGCGCCGGACGGCAGTTCGCCAGCTCCGAGCACGTCCGCTTCCTCCAGGACCAGACCGTCTTCAAGGGCACGGCCCGCTATGACGGCGCGCCTGCCATCGCGGAAGCCTTCGTGGCCATCGGCATCAAGGGCACCACGCCCAACGCGACCATGACCTTCGCCAGCGATACCGCCAACTGATGGCCGTCTATCGCGTCCTGACCACCTTTGTTGACGTACGCGGCGGGTGCCGCCTGTATCACGCAGGCGACACCTGGCCCGCGCCGGGCGTGACGCCGGATGACAAGCAGGCCGCGGAGCTGTGCGGAGGCGAAGGCCGCGCCGCCCTGATTGCGCCCGCTGAGCCCGAGAAGGCCCCGGCGGCCAAGCCCAAGGCAAAGGCAAAGCCCAAAAAGGGGGCATGACCCGTGGCGACGATCAACCGAGAAAGCGCCCTCCGGATGGTGAAAACCCGCCTGAACCGCTTGCAGACCGACACCAGCCTGGACGCCTATCTGATGGCCCGGCTGGACGCGGCCGTGCAGGAGCTGGAAGGCACCGGAATCACCCTGACGGATTCCGCTGAGGATCTGATGCTGGCCGTGGATTACACCGTCTGGAAGTACCAGAACCGTGATTCCGCCGGCTCCATGCCGGACTGGCTCAGGCTGGCCCGCCGGGAGCGGTGGGTGCGGCAGGGGGTGGAGGCATGATCCTGGACACAGGCATCTGCACGATCTTCCGCCGGACGGACGCGGCGCAGCCCGGCGCCATGCCGGTGCCGGTGCATACGCCCATCTGGCACAGCTGGTACGGGGAGCTGGACTTCGAGACGTCCCCCGTCTGGCAGACGGACGGGCGGAAGTCCCTTCAGGCCGACGCCCGCATCCGGGTGCTGCAGAACCGCGAGATCCGGCAGCACGACGTGGTGATCCTCCGGGAGCTGGAAGACTGGCCCGACCCCGCCGGGGCGGACACGATCTACCAGATCACCAGGGCCTACCACGGCACCGACGATGACGGCCCCACCCCGATCACTGACCTGACGCTGGAGGTGGTGCAGCCGTGACACTTGACGAAATCAAAACCCTGCTGGTGGAGGTAGACCCGGAAATCAGGCACTACTGGACCATGGGCACCGGCGCGGACTACAGCTTCTGGGAGGAAACCCGGCTGCTGGACTTCACGGCGGACGGGCGCCACGCGGACGCCTGGGCATTCACCGTACATCGCTTCACCAAGACGGAAGGCGACCCGGTGGCCCTGGCGCTTTTTCGTGCGCTGGACGCCGACCCGCGCATCGCGGTACGGGTGGACGTGGATCACGAGCCGGAAACCGGCTACATCCACCACATTTTCAGCTGCGAGGGCTACTAAGATGGCGAGCTTTGATACCGCAGGCCTTGATGACCTGATCTCCGATATGGAGCGTCGCGGAGAAACCTCCGGACCCATGGCCGAAGCCATGGTGAACGCCGCGGTGGAGATCATCCGGCAGGCCTGGGTGGACGCGGCCATCGCCCACGGGCACGTCGATACCGGCACCATGATCAAAAGCATCGACTATCCGGAACCGGTCCACAACCTGGGCGGCGTCCTGTACCGGGACGTGTACCCGCAGCGCAGGCACAAGCGCACCAGCAAGAACGGAAAAGACCGGAGCGTCCGCAACGCCGAAAAGGCCTTCATTCTGCACTACGGTTCCAGCAGCATCCCCGCGTCCTACTGGGTGGACGATGCGGACGAAGCTGCCGGGCCGCTGATCCAGGAGAAGCTGGAGGCGATGTGGGCGGAATATCTGGAGACCGGGGAGATCCCCGCCTCCGACTGATAAGGAGTGAAACAATATGGCATTCATTGGGATGCAGCACCCGGTTGCGGCGGCCTTCTCCCAGGCGGACGGCGCGGCCCCCGTGTACACCGGCGGCATGGTGATCGGCAAGGCCATCACCGGCAATCTGACCATCAATCATAACGACAACCCCTTGTATGCGGATGATACCATCGTCGAGGATGACAACAGCATCACCAGCATCGATCTGGAGCTGGGCACCGACGATCTGAGCGACGCTGCGCGGCAGCTGCTGCTTGGCATGCAGCTGGTGGACAACGTGGCCTATGATTCCGACGTGGCCTCCGGCTATGTGGGCGTCGGCTACATCCGCGTCCGCAGGCTGCGCGGCGTCACGTCCTATCAGGGTGTGTGGCTGTATAAGGTGCAGTTCTCCGAGAACGCGGAAAACTCCGCCACCAAGGGAGAGTCCATCGAGTGGCAGACCCCGACCCTGAATGGCCGCGCCATGGGCGTGGACATCGAGGTTCAGGGCGTGGAGGGCTATGTCTTCCGCCAGAAGAAGAGCTTTGACACCCTGGCGGCGGCTGAGGCCTGGCTGGACGGTCTGGCCGGCATCTGACCAAGGCAACCCGCGCAGGCTTGAAAGTCTGCGCGGGTGCTTTTTGCATCATCTTCGGAGGTACTGATGATGAAGACAACCCCGGTGAAGATTGGAAAGCGCACGTTTGCGCTTTTGTATAACTATGCAGCCTTGTGCCGTTTGGAAGAACTGTCCCCGGACTTCACCCTGGACAAGGCGGCGGAGATGCTGAACAGGCCCAGCGGCCTGCGGGTGATGCTGCTGGCCGCCATCGAGCAGGGCGAGAAAGAGGAAGGCCGCAAGCCGGACATTGATCTGGAATGGCTGGGGAAGCACCTGCCCATCGCGCCGGTGCGCCTGGTGGAGATCCAGGTGGCCGCCATGAACGCGCTGGCGGACGGCCTCCGCATGGAGACCGATCAGGACGGCGACGATCAGGAGCGCGACGTGGTCCTGGACGATATCAAAAAAAAAGAGCCGACGGGCGGCTGACGTGCCGGAGGCTGATGCACTACGGGCTGGTGTCCGGCCTGCGGGTGGATGAGATGCTGCGGATGTATCCGGGCGCCATCTGCGACCTGTACGTCATGCGCCAGCGGTACGACGATGATGAGCACGGCATCCGCCGGAAGAAGCAGCGGATCTACGACTGAGGTGATTTTGCATGGCGACCCGTGAAATAAAGACCCGGTTCAAGCTGGAAGGCGAGCAGCAGTATAAATCCGCCATGTCGCAGGCCGCGTCTGCCGTCAAGATGCTCAATTCCGAAGAGAAACTGGCCAAGGCACAGTTTCAGGCCACCGGCGACGCCCAGGCCTACGCCGCGGCACAGGCGGACATCCTGAAGCGGAAAATCACCGAGCAGAAATCCGCCGTGGCGGCTGCGGAGGGCGCCATCAAGGCCCTGACGGCCAACGGTGTCAGTCCGGCCAGCAAACAGTTCCAGACCTGGCAGACCAAGCTGAACACGGCCAAGACCGCGCTGACGCAGATGGAGACGCAGCTGGCCAGCGTGGAGGGCGGCCTGAAGACGGAGACCACCGCCACCGAAAGCGCGGCAGCCAGCGCGGACACCTTGCAGAAGAGCCTGAAGAAGATTGGCACCGGCGTGGATCTGGCCAGCGCCTCGCAGGCTGTGGATTCGCTGAAAGACAAGCTGGAGGGCGTGATCAGCGCGGCGGCCCGGGCGGCCAAGGGCGTCTTTGATCTGGGCGCGGACGCTGGCGCATGGGCGGACGATATCATCACCAACGCGACGGAGCTGGGCATGGACCCGGAGACGTATCAGAGCTGGCAGTATGCCGCCCGGTTCATTGATACCTCCGTGGAGACCATCGCCTCCAGCATTCAGGACCTGAACAAGGGCATGAAGAACCCGACCGAGTTCGCCGAGACCATGGCGGGCATCGGCGTGGCGTATCAGGACGCAGCCGGCAACGCACGCCCGGCCAGCGCCATTTTCTGGGACGCCATCGATTCCCTCCACGGGATGACGGACGAAAGCACCCGCGCGGAGAAGGCCACCAAGGTTTTCGGCAATGACTGGCGGAAGCTCATGCCGCTGATCGAGGCCGGTTCCGGCGCCTGGAACGAGATGACCGAGCAGGCGCGGGAAGTGGCCGTGGTCAGCAATGAGAATGTGCAGGCCTTGGGCGGCGTGGATGACGCCGTGCAGGACTTCTCCGCCCGCTTCGACAAGCTGAAATACGACGCGCTGGCGGCCCTTGCCCCGACCTTCCAGCAGGTGGCCGAGGCCATGAGCACGGCGGTCAGCGCGCTGGATGAGTTCGTGCAGTCCGAGGAAGGGCAGGCGGCTCTGGCCGGGCTGAATGAAGCCTTGGCGGGGATCATCACCAATCTGGTGGGCGATGGCGGCTCCGGCTTTGCTTCCCTGGTGGAGACGGCCAAGGGCGCGGTGCAGGGGCTGAATGACGCCCTGAAGTGGATCAGCGAGAACGGCACCACCGTCGCCGGGATCATCAAGGGCATGGGCGTCGCCTGGGGCAGCCTGAAGGTAGCCTCCACGGTGCTGGAGTTCGTGCGCCTGCTGAAGGTGCTCCCCCTTGACAAGCTTGGCAGCCTGTTCGGCGGCGGGTCCGGTGCCGGCGCTTCCGGGGCGGGTGCTGCCGGGGCGGGTGCCGGCAAGGCGCTGGCCGGTAAATCCCTGCCCAGCCTGGGCACCGTCCTGGGCTCCACGGCAGCCAAGGTGGCAGGCGGTGTTGGCGTCGGCGCGTATGTGGCGCTGAAGCCGGGACACACCGCCGGCGACGATCTGGATCAGCTTTACAACGCGGACGGCAGTTTGACCACAGCCGGCGCGGAAGGCGGCGGTCTGGTGACCGACCTCCGGCAGCTTGGCAAGCGCAGACTGACCCAGCGGCAGGCCTCCGCGGCTTCCGCAGCGTGGGATTATATCAAGGGCGGCGGCACCGATTCTTCCAGCGATGCGTGGATGGAGCTGAATGCGGCCTTTGAGGGCGCGGAAAGCCTGTACGAGAGCGTCACCGGCTATATCTTCGACATGGCCGAAAAGATCGAGCAGGGCACGGACCCGGCGGCGGTCGGGGACTTCCCGCTGGGAGACTTCGATGTGGAAGGCGCGGTGGGCGCGGCCGTCGACCTGGGCGAGCGCACGTCCGAGGGCGTGGCGCAGGGCATTTACAACAAAGCCCCCGAAGTGCAGACGGCGTCCGAGTATGTGGCGCAGATCGCGCAGCGCGCACTCCGGCGCGCGCTGGACATCCACTCCCCGTCGAAGGTCTTCGCCCAGCTGGGCGCGTACACGGCGCAGGGCTTTGCGGAAGGCATTACCGGCAGCGTGAACCGGGTGGAGCAGGCCGTCGGCGCCATGGTGGCGGCC